GCTTTGCCAAGTGGAAATTACGATAGGATCATTCGTAACTTTTTCTTTACCCGAGTAGATACGTGTGCAGTTCTCAGATACTTTCCAATCTGACGATCCAGCATAATCAGCAAAGTCACCATATAATTGCTCCACTAATGAAGTTGTCGGGACAATAATTAACTGTCTACGATTTTGTTGTTGATGCCATCTGACAAGTGTGTAGATGATAAGGCTTTTACCACTAGCTGTTGGTGAAAGTAGCAACGTTCTTCCATTAGACACAGCTTGTCGGACGGCATCAACTTGATAATCACGGATACTTATGGGTTTCCCGTTAGAGTGGAACGACAAAGATTGTAGATAATCATTCCAAGAAACGATATCGTCACGAGGAGTAGCAGTAGCATCGTGAAACTCATAAGAATTATTTTTGCAAAATTCTCTAACATACGGTAAAAGACCGACATATAATTCCTTGGCAAAAACATTTAACAATCGAATTTTTCCATCCCACAATTTAGCACGATATTGTGGTGTAAACTGAGCACCAGGGACAGCAAATGTAAAGAAGTCATTCATTTCCAACATGACATCTGGGTCTGCATCTATGATAAGATAAACTTCATCTTTCTTTCTAACAGTTACTTTACTCACATTCCACCGTTGGTAAATTTGTACCATTCAATAGCTGACTTCACATCCCAAGTCCGGCTATTGATGCTTTTTAAAATTTGTTCCAATTGATATAACACAGTTCGGATATATTCCAACTTATCATTGATTTGTATGATATCTGAATCTGTATTCAGTACTTCATCCATTTCATTTTTCAGTGGGCGATTCTGAAGAAATTGGTCCCACCCCAATTCATCTAACTCTTGTTTTGACAACTCACCCTTGTAATATCGCATCTTCAACTTACGAAGGCGTAAGTAATCTGCATCAGCTTTTCTATACTGAAGTTTCACTGAGGTCAACATGTTTAGATATTTGGCATGAAGCTCTGGAACGCGCGCAGCAGCCCGTCCAAGATTAGTTTGGTCAATTTTACAATCTTCTGCCCACATGGTTTGTATTTCATTCAACTTCATATATCCTCCATGATGTTAACAATCTATCATGGATGTTCTCATTTGTCAAGTCTTGGTTACCAAACTTTCCACCGTGAACACACGGTACTTGAATGTAGCTTGAGCGCTGAAATATTGTGTGTCACCATTTGATACGTCAAAGTCCACACCTGATAAACTAGTTGGAAAACAATCCAAAAAGTTTAACCTTCCCACTGTATTGTTATCAGAACCTAGCACCATTAATGTGGCATCGCTATATTCTGTCACATCGGTTTTTCTTTGTACTGCTGTTTTGCCACCAACACCTACATCTGTGTTGTTATTGATTTGGGGATTTCTGAAGGATTGCTCGATGAAACGATTTTGAAATTGGCGATGATTTTCTGGGAAACCAAGTGCAACAATCCAGTTATACAATTCAATGTAATTGGCCATATCTTCTTGAATCAAGAACTTAATGGTCAAGTCACCGAAATCAATTTTTTCGCCCGGTCTTGGAATGTTTACTAACGGCGTGGGCTGAACAGCAAACCCCAGATTGATACTTGGAATATTGGCAGACTGGCAGAAATATGTTACACGAGGAAGACTTTGGATCATGAATCGAAAACCATTAGGACTCAAATAATCCAATTCTTCTGGTTGTCTATTTTCCCATTGTGCTTCTTTTATGGAAAGTTTGTTTGTTAACGTCATGGAGAAACTCCTGGCTTGACTTGGGCTTGACAACAGTGTAAACTCACTATGTCTGGGATGATATGAATAATCCTAGAAACTATTTATATAGCAAAAGGAAAAAGAGAGGATCCGAAGACCCTCTCTTTCCTGTTTTGTTACTACTTCGATTATAGAAGGTTTGTAACCTTCAAGCGACGATAGTAGTGGTTACGGTTAGATGTGAATGTGTCACCGTCTGTTGTGCCGTCTGACTTGACGACGAACGGATTGGCAATCATGCCGTAACGTGTCTTAAATCCAATCTTCGGTTGGAATGAATTTGGATCAATTGCGCGTACCATTTGGAGCGGTACGTATGGGCAGTAGAAGATACCTGCGTCATAAGCATTTGAACCCTTGTAACCAACTACGATGAATTGTGAGGCAGCGTTTGTGTTAGCTGAATATGGGTCGATGAACACCTTGTAACGACCATTCAATGTACCAGCGAATGTGTTACCTGTGTCGTCTGAAGAAATTCCATCGTTGCCTGAAAGAGCTGGTGTGTAGTCGAGCTTGCCTGTCATGGCAAGAGCGGCTGCAACGTCTGATGAGCAAACGATGAAGTTACCACGACCACGACGAGTTTCTTGTGCGATTACGTTGGCGTCACGTTCAATTTGGAACATAAGTCCCTTGAAGCGTTCTACTGACCAACGACCGTTTGAGTCAACGTCTAAGTCGAATGTGCCAGGTGTAGCTGTTGAAGCAGCACCTTGCTTAGCCACCTTGTAGATGGTACGGATAACTTCACGATTCATTTCAGCAAGAATTTCTTGTGAAAGAATGTTTGAAAGTTCTGCTTCAGCATCAAGACCGTGAATTGCCTTCAAGTCTTGTGCTAATTCGACTGTGTATTCAGCCTTCAAAGCGCGTGACTTAGCAGTTACGGTTGTCTTTTCAATACTGAATGCCATTTCGCCGAATGAACCGCCGCCTGAAGTACCAAGTGCTTCAGCAGCTGCTGTACTCATTCCAAGACCAGTTGTGTATGTACCGTCAACTGGGTTTGAGCCGGCGTGTGTGCCTGTGCCTGAGAAGTCTGTGTCAGCTTCGTTGAAGAGGGCTTCTGTGCCATCTTGTGTTGAATAACGTGACTTCATGGCGAAGATTAAGCCTGTTGGGCCTGTCATTGGTTGTACACCAGCGACATCGTACGCCATTAAGTTTGGAAGTGAACGACGAACAATGAGATAAGAATTGGATCGTAACGGTCAATTTCTGTTGCACCTGTATCGGCAATGTTGTTAGCTGGAACAGCTTCGAACAATGCTTGCTTTTCTTCACGAAGTGCGCGTTCTTGGTTTTCAAGGATTACAGCAGTAACTGCACGCTTGTAATTATCCTTGATTGATGGAAGTGTTCCATGGTCTAGAACCGGGGCCCACTTCTTTTGTAGGTTTTCTGATAAAAACATTTACGTTCTCCTGTTTTAGTTCTGTTAAACGTTACTATTATTTATAAAGGTTTTACTTTCCAAATGTGTTGCGAGATAACAATTCTGCATATTTTGCAACTGTAGGTGATGTTTCCACTTCGTTAGAAGCGCCTGTTTCTTCTACAATTGGTGAAGAGGTTGTTGACTTAGGGAAGTAGTTATTCTTAACTACAACCATCTTTTGTTCGAAAAGTTCTTCATTTTCGAATTCAATTTCTTCCACCAAACCGCGAAGTTTTTCCACTTCGGTTTGTGCTAAATCAGAGGTGACCTTAGTGAAGATGGCATCACGCTTGGCTTCAGCTAATTCAGAATTGATGGCAATGGCTTGTTCCATTGTTTCATTTAACTTTTCAGTTAATGCATCAATTTGTGCTTGCATTTCGCCAAGTACGTCATACTTTTCTTCAGGAACTTCAATGTAATGTTCCTTGAACAACACCTTTAATCCAGCAATGAAATCTTCTGTGATTTCAGAGCGAAGACCATCAACTACAGCAACTTGATTTTGTTCTAACCATTGTTCTGCAACATAATTCAAATATGAATCAACCTTGTTAATTAATTCTTCTTGAAGTTCGCCAATGGTGTTAGCTGCTTCTTCAGCAAGAACATCTTGTAGTTGTTCTACTTCATGAGCAACGCGAGCTGTTACAACTGCTTCAAACAATGAAGCAGCCTTGTTCTTGAATTCTTCTGACAATTCTGTTTCAGAAGAGAACAAGTTTAGAACATCTTGTTGTAATTCTTCCTTACGTAATTCATGACGACCAGCTTGAACATGTGCTTTCGGTGTTGAAAAACTGGAAACTTTATTTCCTAACTTTTGTACGAAAGCTCTCTTGGCTGCTTTGTTAGCAGTTTTTACCATACCTTCTTCAAGTTCTTCGTCATCATCTTCTTCAACTTCTAGTTCCACTTCTTCCCATTCTTCCTTTTCTTCGTCTGAAAGAGCTTCGAATTCTTCTTCAGTGATAACTTCCACTTCTTCAGAATCATTTTCAACTAATTCATATCCAGCCTTTTCTTCGTCAGAAAGAGCATTATATTCTTCTTCTGAAATAGTTTCTAATTCTTCTACTTCTGTTTCTTCCTTATGGACATTGCCCTTTGAAGAAGATTGGTTGATAACTGAACGAGGATCAGCAACTTGTGTGAAGTTAGGAGCAGAACCTGCACCAGTGTTCTTTACTTCTGGTTGCTTCTTGGCCTTGCCAGCTTGTGCCTTGCCTTGATTGTCTTGTGTTGTTTGTAAATCAATTGAGGCATCTTGTGATGAGCCTTGCTTGGCAGGAGCTGATTCCTTCGCGCCGGCACCTGCTGCTAACTTGTTAACAGCATTAGTTGGCTTAGAAGCACTCATACCATCTTTGTGCATTTGTTGAACTTCTGGGTGTTGTGATGAGCCTTGTGAAGGAGCTGAATCTTCCTTGTTTTTACCCATACCAGGAAAATTTTCATCCAACTTACGATTCATCAATTCTCGAATCTTGTTTTCTACAGACATTTATTATCTCCTAATTTGTCGTTACAAATCATATATTATTTATATGGGTTACTTCTTTGAAATACTGTTTAAGAAGTTTTCGAATACACGAAACTTTACTTCTTCTAATTGTCTCTTCTTGGTTTGTTCTAAAAGATGGCGAGTTTCATCAATGTTTTGGTAAGTCCAACTACCATTCACAAACATCCATTCTTTATTTTCCATGATACCTTGTACGAAGGCATCGGGCGCTGAAGGATCAGCAACAATGTCGGCAGCAGTAGCAAGATAGAAATCATCTTGTACTTCATTGATGCCTTCATTATTCACCTTTAATGAACCCATGCCACGTGATGAAACACCCAACTTAGCACCACCGTCAATTAAATTCTTCACGATGTTGCCCATGGGTGTGTTCATGATTTTGGCTTTACCAACATAGTTGTTACCTTCTTCTTTCAAAGAAGTAATCATGTGTGATACACGGTCAAGATTAATGGTAGGACCTTCTGGGTGTCCTAATTCACCAAAGGCTCTTTTTGCATCCACATATTCTTTCATGTATCGTTGAACTTCACGTTCCATCACAGACTTTGGATAAACTCGTCCGTTACGATTTTTCATTTCAGATTGAAGAAAAATTCCTTCAATGAACATGTTTTGTCCTTTATCTTCCGTAATGATTTGGACATCTTCGACGATTTCTGCAATGAGCTTCATGTTATGCTCCTATTGATTGATTCAAATGTTGATTATCACCATAGCCGGAAACTTTCACCACTTCAATGATGACTGTGCCGCCGCCTGCTGGTGTGACAACAACAATGTTACTTCCTTGTTCACGATTATCTGAGAACCCATGAAATTGGAATTCTCTTGATCCAGTCATCACCCAAGTTTGTACTGAGTTACGAGTAATGGTAGCATTACCTGCAGGGACTGACCAATAGAGTCCTGTGATGTTAACTTTCGGAGATGAAGCCGTTTGTGTTGATGTAGATAACGTGGTATCTAAATCAATGGTTTCTGTTACTCCTGTTCCTGATACAGCAATGACACAATGAATAGGTGTCTTTTTTAATACTGTTATTGCCATTTATTTTTCCTCTACTTTAAAAACTTTAACTTATAAACGGTGCTATAAAGCAATGTGACCATCTCGTCTATTTGATTTAATAGATAATCATCTTGTGGTATTTCTTTTCGAGATTGTGCTACTGTATCGGCTAGGTCTTCAAAGTATGCAATCATGTCTTGTGTGCTTGCATTTTGTTTTATAGAACCAGGTGTTGTGTAATTTTCTATGATACCATGTTTGCCTTGATAACTTTCTACAAAGGCATCTATTAAGTCAACAATGGAGTCATAATATTCATTTAATGCTTTATGTGCAGAAAATGATGAAGATTGAAGGTGAAAAACATGTGCTTGATTTCTACTTGCAAATAACAGTGAAATTAATTCAGAGACCGTATTCATTAATCATCCTTGTGAACAGTAGCTTTTTTTCCTTTCGCTTCTAGTTTTTTAGCAACTGCTGAGGCATGTGCATGTGAACCAAAACTTTTCCATTTCTTGCCACCAACGTGAACTGAGTGAGGTTCTGGTGCTGGTCTTCTAGCAGGAGCAACATATGGACGCTTATGTTTACGCTCATATTCATCTTCATGACGAAGTTCATGGGCAATCTCACGTTCTTTGAAACGAGAAATTTCATCCAAAGTTTCTTCATTCATTTCAGATTGCATATATTGTGCAGCAGTCACAATGTAATCTTCTGCCAATGTAATTTTGCTTGCAACCCATTCCGGAAGATTTTCATCTTCTGATAACATATCATGCATCATTTGAGCATTACGAACGATGGTACGAAGAGATGACTTTGCCATATCACCTTCGTAATCATATTCTCCTTTGTCTGCTGCATCTTTCACAGCTTCACCAATGGCAACTGAAGCAACAGCACCTGAAAAATCTTCACCACCATAACTCATTTTCTTTCGTAGAGTTTTAAATGGCTTGCCTGTTTTTCTTGAGGCAACACCCCCTGTGGCATCACGATTTCCTTCCGAAGAAGGTTGATTGATGACATCTTCTGGTTTAGCCACGGTTGTGAAATTTGGCATATCGGGAATATCACTGGTATGAGGACCATCATCTTCTGCCATGTCATCTATAGCATCCTTCACAAGGTTCTTCATATCCATTTCCTTGTAAGGAGGATATTCAACTGAAGAACCTTGTGTGGGATAATGGCTTTCCCGTAATTCTTTGAAGTGTTTCATTAATCCTTCCGGAGCTTTTCTCTGGTTCTGGCTAAATCATCACCTGAACCACCTTGAGCTAAACGATATTTTCCACGTTTAGTCATTCCAGGATTAGCTGCTGCTGATACATGGCGTGATTGTTTTAATTTATCATCTGCTGTTGCAGAAATATGAGCATTTTTCTTTGCTTTATTTTCTTTATTACCTTCATCTAATTCAACTTCTTCTTTCTTCATCATGGCATATTTTGCTCCTAATGCCATACGAATCCGTTCCTTCTTGCTCTTTCCCTTGAACTTAGGATTCTTTGAATGTACAAAATCCTTGATGACTTCACCTGTAGGTGTTTTCTTTGTGATGACTTCATCAACTTGTTCAATTTCTTCCTTTTGAAAACGCTTTTGATGAAGTTTATCAACCGCAGTTTTCAATCCTTTTTCACGCTTCACAAACTTTTGTGCTGTTTTTTGAGCTGCGGCAGTGTTGCCTGACTTGACTTCAGCATGTGCCTTCTTTGCAAGTCCGCCAAGTTGGCCGCCATCATTACCTCCACGACTACCGCCTACTTTATCAGCATAACTTTGTAATGTGGACTTTTTCAATTCATCAACTTGTTCCACTTCTTCCTTGACACGACGAGTTGGCTTTGGAGGTGTCTTGCCTAATGGTACAGTTGTACGTCCCAACGTCATGGTAGCGCCTACGGGTTCAGAACCGTTCTTCTTTGCATAGTGAAGAGTGGTTTTTACGCCACCACCTTTTTCAATACCTTTCTTGGTGAAGCCGGTGGGCGGACGAAATAATCCCTTTTGATATTCATCAATTTGTTCAGCTTCTTCCTTAGCAACTTTATTGGCAAGTTTCTTGAAAGGTTTAATATGACTATATGTACTCATTGGAGCAGGATTAGATGCACCGTGAGACAAACCATGCACTGCTCCTTGCACTAATGCATCACCTACTTCAGCGGCAGTGTGCATAGTTTTCTTAGCATATTTTTTTACTGTATCTTTAATGCCTTCTTCAAGTTCATTTTCTTCCTTCACACCTTTCTTGGCGCGAAGCATCTTGAAATCATGAGCATCAATTTTGCCATTCTTGTTGGCATCAATCTTATGTTGCTTGCCTTTTAATGCTTCATCAATTTCTACTTCTTCATCCTCTTCCTCTTCTTCATCCTTTTCAGCTTCTTTGCCATCTTTCATCTTTTTGGCTTCTTCAACTGATTGTTCACAGTCAGCACATTCAGATGTATCAAACAAAGTGCTGGATAATTCCATCTTCATTTCATCCATTAACTTGTTAATCTTGTTTTGAAGAATGGAGTCAAATAATTCTTGTGCATCTATGTTGTTTCCTGCTTCAATGGAATCAACAAGTGCATCAACGTGTTCGCGGATATTTTCCATGTAAGTTTCCTCTGTTACAGCTGGTTTTAATTTAGAGACATGAACGGTGACAGGATAGGAAGAACCGCCTTCAATTTCAACATTCACATGACCAGCAAGAAAGGCTTTCTCTTTATCAACATGGCGATGAATGACTTTTCCTGTAACTTGTTTTTTATTATGGCGGAAGGAGACGATATCTCCAATCTTGACTTCGTTAATCATTTCTTATCTGTTTTCTTTGGGGGACTTGGTGGTGCACCTTTGGCAGGTGCAGGGGTTCCTTTCTGAATGATGTTGCCCTTCATGTTAGGATCTTCCAAAGGTTCTGAATAATCCATGCTGGCAGATGCTTGTTGCTCATTATCAGCATTAATTTCTTCAATTTCTTCGTCACTAAAACGAAGAATGTTCTTTTGTATATATCGCTTGTTCACATATTGTCCGTCGAATTGTGCCAATTGCATTAACAATTCAACTCGTGAACGAACTAATTCTTGTTCTTTGCTTTCTGAATAATAAGCATCTTGGGCAAATTGATATTCAATCCCTTCATGTAGTTCATCCCAATCTTGGGCTGTGATAACACCCTTCAAGATGAGCTGTGTTTTCATTAAATCATCAAACAATTTGGTGAATTGGCGGCGCAACTTGGTAATAAATTTTGTGAACTTCAATTCATCACGATTGATTTCTGCGGCCCGACCGAAATTTAATCCAGTTTGTTGTTGTAACCGTGATACAGGAACATATAAACTTTCATACAACTTACGTTGGAAATATTCAATGTCAGCAATCTCACCCAAGTTCTGACCACCGGGTAATGTGGTGATTTCTGTTCCTTTGCCGCCTTCACGACGGGGCAACCAGAAATCTTCCAACATGCTCATAGTCTTTTTATCATCTCGAATTTCACCCGTTGATGCATCATACACCAACTTATTGCGATACCGATTCATGATGTCTTTCAAATATTGTTCGGCTTTCAATTTCGGAAGATTGCCGACATCAATGTAAAATATTCTTCTTTCGGGAGCTCTGGCTAATCGGTAAATCACCAAAGCATTTTCCATCATACGCAACTGATTGGCTGGCTTGATGGCTTTGTGGAGATAACTTAACACCATGTTGTTATCAACATCAAACAATCCAGAAGGAACATAACAAATGGCATCATTTGTGATTTTCAATCCTGTGTTGTTTGGTACACTCATGGCGGAAGGAGAAGCAACATAAATGCCCTTCTCATTATATACGAAATATTCTTCTACACTCTTTACAAATTCCACGCCAGTCTTTACATCTTTTTCTTTATTAACATTACGAATTTTTTTAATCTTTCGTGGATCAATATACCGAATATCGGTGATACCCATTTTCGGTTTTGATGTGTCAATCACTTTATGAAAATAAACTCGTCCGTCAATATACCAACGGCGGAAATAATCTTGTGCTCGTTCTTGAAACTTTAACAGTTTTGTAATGTTATGAAATTCTTCTTCAATAGATTTTTTAATGGAACTCGGTGCCTTTAAATTATCTAATTTAATTTCTATAGGCTTTTCATTTTCTAAATTGGCAATCGCCTCGTTCACAATGTCATCAATGGCAGCATCTACATCGGCCATGAGAGCGGTATCACGATATCGTTTGATAAGTTCCGATTCGTTTTTTGCAGCCCCGTCCAGGTCCAGGTAGGTACCGTAGTACCCACCTGCCCGGATGGTGTCAAGGGATCCATCATTAGAAGGGGGCACAAACGAACGTTCTGTTTGTGCCGGTTCCTTCTTTTTGATGCTGTATCCAAATATATCCATAATATGTTTACCTAATCAAAGTATTAAACGGGAGTTACATCAAAATGCGAAT